CACATAGCGGCGCATCCCGGACAGTTTAACGAAGCGGAGATCAAGCGGCTTGCCAATCAGACTCCGGCAATACTCACATCTCTTTTGCGGTATTCGGATGAAGATCAAAGCGTCAGCTTCGCGAGTTGGATTTTATACCGCGCCGACAGCAAGGATCGCCTTTATGACGGCGCGTTAAAAATAGTTTCGGCTTTGATTCCTGTCTTAAAAGATTTAGATGCCGAATGGAGCATGGGCGCCGCCCATGACATAGAAGCGGAGTGTTTGTATTCAGGAACGCTCGACCAGATCAATATCACGCTCTGGGGCGTTAGGTGGAAGTGGGATGTCAGCGGTGATTGTTTCCATGAAAGCGGAATATCGCTTGACGATCTTGATTATTTTGAAGGCTATGACGCGACGCATAACGTTGAGAATGCGGTCGCTCAAGATAATGTAAATTTGGAGGTTAAAAATGCCAGTACCGATTAGGCATATTCCGGCGAACCTTTTGGTTCCGGGACAGTATCAGGAGATTGACAATTCCCTTGCCGGCGCGCAAGGCGACATCAAGAAGGCGTTGATGATAGCGTATAAGCTTCCCACATCAACCGCGGAAAACGGAAAGCCGGTCAATGTGCTTTCGGGAGCGAAGGCGCACGAGCTTTTCGGCTTTGGAAGCCCTGCCGCTATTATGGCGGAAACGTTCCTCGCGCTTAACAAAGTTGAGGAACTTTACGTGCTTCCCATTCCCGAACCGGAAGCCGGAACCGCTTGGGAAAAAATATTTTCCGTAAGCGGAACTGCCATCACAGCCGGAGCGGTTTCTATTATCATTAACGGCTGCCGTTTTGACGCGGCAATTTCCGCTAACGCTGACGCAGAAGCTGTCGCCGCCGCTGTTACCGCAAAAATCAATTCGGAGCTTACCCTTCCGGTTTTCGCCGAAGCGGATTCAAGCGATGTAACCGTTACGGCAAACGTGAAGGGGACGGTTGGCAACAATAACAAAATTTTTGTTATATCTTCCGTTCCCGGTATTTCAATCGAGGCAACTGAACCCATAGAAGGAACAGGCGAGACTGATATAAAATCCTTTCTCGACGGGTTAGGCGAAGTTCGTTACAACTTCATCGCAAGCGATTTTGCCGGCGTCAAAAACATCCGCGCAAGTTCGGACGAACTTGAATCGCGTTACGGCCCGATGAGGCAGATCGGCGGCAGAATGTTCATCGCCCTTTCAGGCGACATGGGAAGCAAGACCAAAGAAGGGACGATGCTTGAAAAAGCCGGAGAAGTAAATTCACCTCATATTGTCCTTATTCCGCGCGGAAACAATCCAGAGCTTCCCTGCGTGTGGGCGGCGGCGTGGTGCGCGGCGGCCTGCCGTATCCTCGCCGACGATCCTGCGGCAAATACATACGACGTAAAAATCACAGGCTTAATCGGCAGTACGGAATTCAACGCTGATGCACGGCAGAAACTTCTTGAAGCCGGAATCGCCACCTACCGCTTGGACTCAACAGGCAACGTGCTTATTGAACGGCTTGTAACCAGCTACACCGAAAACACGGGCGGCGGCAGGGACACCAGCTACCTTGACGTGCAGGTTACTGAAACGGTAGACGCCGTGCGCACGTACATTAACGCCGAAGCAAAGAAGCGGTTCAAAACTTGGAAACTTGCAAGCACTGAAGAAAACTTTGGCTCCGGCGCTCGGGTAATGACTGCCGGCGTATTCCGCTCTTTCCTTGCGGAACTCTATCAGGAAGTGTTCATCAAGGAAAAACAGTGGTGTCAGGGTTTCGAGGATTATAAAAAATCGATCCATGTTGAGATCAAAGCCGGAAGCAAGACACGGCTTGAATATTCCCACCAGCCCAATCTGATAGGCCAGTTCTATATCGGAGCCGGGCTTCTGCAATTCAAATAGGAGGCAAGCATGAAACTTGAAAGAGTAAAGCGTGTTATATCGGCGACGTTAGGCGAACTGCCGATTCAGGAAAAAGGCGCGACGTTCAAACCGGCCGGCGTAAAACGTGAAACGAAAGCCGGTGAAGTGCCGGAAAATACCGGCTACACCGAAAGCCAGACATACGCGGAATTGAAATTGAAACTCAACGCCACAGGCGCTCTGGGCATTGAAGAACTTTCAAAGCAGGGGGAGGACACCCTGACAATTTTCACGACCGGCGGCAAACAGTACATGATGCCCCGCGCATGGGTGACGGAACCGGGCGAGCTGGGCGATGCCGAAATGGACATTGTCTACAATTCCGGAACCAGCCCGAGACTGGTATAGGAGAACGGGATGAAGAAAATTGAGTTATTACATCCTTTGGATGTCGGCGAATTGAAAGTTAATGAAGTAACAATCGCTCGCCCGAAAACAAAAGACTTCATCGCGGTTGGTACCAACCCCGTTGACAGCGCCGCCGCCGATGCCGCGCTTTTTTCTTCATTGTCGGGCTTGCCAATGTCTGTTGTCAGTCAAATTGATATTGACGACTGGTCAAGAATCCGTACCGAACTCGCTCTTGTTTGGAATTCTTATTTTACGTCAACGGAATACAAAGAAAACCCTACCAGTGCGGAGGAAACGGAAACTCCGCAAGAAAAGACGGCGTAGACCTTCTCACTTTAGAAGAAATCTGCGACCGTGTTGCGGAAATGGTCGCGGAGATTCTTCTTCTGCTTCCGGGCATGGATTTTACAACGCTTATGGATATGTACTGGGATCAATTATCTTTTTGGCATGAAAAGGCCGTTAATGTTGCGAAGGCGATACGCGAGGGAAACTAATGGCAGAAATTAAAACCGGCGTAACTTTATCATTAAAAGATTTATTCTCGCAGGGCATGAATAAGGCCGCAGGCGCGGCTACAGGCTTTGCCGGCAAAACGCTCGGCGCGATAGACAAAGTAGACAAAGCAGTTTCAGGCACAACCGCAAAACTTGCGGCGCTTGGCTTGACGCTTTCTGTCGGAGCCGCGGCAAAAGGCATTATCGAAATGGATCACCGCATGACGCGCCTTGGCATTTCCGCCAGCGCATCGGCGGAACAAATTACTGAATTAAAACGTGCTGTTTTTGATGTCGCGCAGGCCTCGGATGTTAAAGTTGATCCTGCGCACATTCTCGGCGGTCTTGAAGTAATAATCAGCAGAACCAACGATCTTAAATACGCCGAAAATAATATCAGAAATATTGGGCTTGCTATTCAGGCAACCGGAGAGTCAGGCGATTCAATCGGCGCACTTTTTTCAGAATTTCACAATTTCAAATACTCGTCAGAACAAATTTCCGCGCTCATGGATGACATGGTCGCGCAGGCAAATGAAGGTCGTTTTTCTCTGGCTGATTTTGCGCAAGCGGCTCCGCAGATATTTTCTGATTTGAATGCGAGAGGCTTCAAAACCGCGCCGGAAAATATAAAAAAGGTAAATGCCGCCTTGCAAATTATCAACGCCGGTACAAACAGCCCGAAAAAGGCAATAATCTCTTTTAATGCGGCAATGAATGAATTAGCCGATCCTGAAAACCGGAAGAATTTAAAGCGTATGGGCATTGATGTTTTTGACCCAGCAACGAAAAGCTTCAGGGATTTTAACGATATCATGTTAGAGATTGCAAAAAAATCAGAAAATGCGCGTAACGCCGATTATTTGAACAGAATATTCAGCGATTCTTCCATGCAGGCAATACGCTCCTATGTAACGCATGGAGAGCGGATGTATGAAAACCTGACCGATCTCGGCGATACCACCGGTCTTTTGCAGAAACAATCCGCTGAAATGGCAGGGACGCTTCAATCAAATATAAAAAACCTGCAAACGGCATTTAATGCCTTTGCCGACAGCAATTTAAGCAAACCGTTATCTGATCTAACAGGACTCCTGAACAAACTGGCGGAAAATCCTGAACGAATAAAAAAAGTATTCACAGGAATCGCCGTCGGAATTGGAGCGATTGCCGCAATCAAAGGCATTGCCGGAATATCCCGGCTTGTCGGCAGTTTATCGCAGTTAAAGAGCGGAAATGTAAACATCACTGAATCTTTGAGCATGGCATCGGCAATGCCGGTATATGTGACCAACTGGGGCGGTGGCGGAGTTCCGGGAATGGGATCAGGGGGGCAGTTTCAACAGCCGTCATTAGGGCAAGGAAACCCATTAACAAATGCTCAAAACGCGGTTAAAAATATCACGCCAAAACAATATGCCGGAGCGGCGGCAGGCGCCGGAGTTGCTGCCGCTTTTATCAAGATTCCTCAAATGATTAACGAGTTAGACGAAATAAAACAAAACGAGGAGCTGACAGCAAAAGAGCGAGGCAAAGCCAAAGGCGGAGCAATAGGAGACGCGACAGGCAGTATTGCCGGCGCGGCGGTAGGCGGAGCCGCCGGTATAGCGGCAGGCGCTGCAGTAGGCGCGGCTGTCGGTTCGGTTATTCCGGTACTTGGCACTGCGGTTGGCGCACTAGTTGGCGCAGGCATAGGCGCTCTTGGTATGTATCTGGGCGGCAAAGCCGGACGGAAGATCGGCGAAGGCATCGGCGAATCTTTGGCAGATGATGACGGTTCAAAAACGAGCCGTGTACCTAACAATAATCGCCGATACGGACGCACCACCCGTCGCCGAATGCTGGTTTCCGATTTGCCGTCTGAAATAATGCAGACAGGTTCAAGCGTTCCGCAGCAAAAAGTAGAACTCGGCGGTCAAGCCGTTATGGATGTAAATGTAAATCTTTCAGGAGTCAGCCCTACGGCATCTGTGGAAATAAGAGACAATACCACTCAGATCAAATTTCCAACCGGCGCGAGGGTTCAAGCAGGGATGGTGCCATGAGCGAAGCGCGTTTCGATATTAAGCTTCCCGTTCCTTATAAAGATAAATGGCGCGAAGCATACCGAGCTGATAAAGATGATAGTCCGCGCTTGTCCTGTTACCAAGCGCCGGACGGTGAGCCTATTCCTTTTATATATAAGAGTCTTGATTTTTCAGGAGGGCTGTCAGTTGACACCGCCGAATATCCTTTTTTTGGAATGTGGTCTAACGAAGCCTTAAACCAAAAAGCGCAAACCATTACCGTTCACGGATATTTGCGCGGCGAGTATTACCTTACGCAACGGGTAGATTTTCTTGACGCGCTGATGATTCCTACTTCCGACACATCGCCCGGGTTTTTCGATCATCCCCTTTGGGGGCGGTTTAAGGTTGTTGTTGAAAGCTATAATATAAATGAATCGGCGAATGAAAACGGACAGTGCGAAATTACTCTTACTTTTAAACGGGCAGGGGTTTCGCTGGAAGTACGAACTGGGGCGTTAATCCGGCGCGATCTTTTAAAACCGAAAGATGCCGCAAATGTCGCCGTTAAATTATTTGCAAAAATAAATTCAGCTTCGACAATGTTACATAAAGGATTCGGAATTATAAAATCGCAGATGCTCTCAATTACCGTCGCGCTTCAGCTTCCGCAGAATATTCTAAACAGTGTTGTTAATGAAATTTTCGGAATAGAGAATCTTATAGCGCAGGAAATACAATCGCCCATGCTGTTTGCCCAAGCTCTTGCAAACTCCGCTTTTTCAATCGCCGCCTGCGCTGCCTCTGTTAAAGAATCGGCTCAAGCCGTTGATGAATATTTTTCTGGACAAAATAACAATACAAAAAAAGCGCTTTTAAACTTTTTGGCTTCAGAAAAATGGACGCTGTCTATTGTACCAGCGACTGTCAAGGAAGAGGACACAAAACGCGCGGCTGAAAATTTGTACCGCACTGTAAGCCTCTGCGCGGCGGCGCAAATTATGAGCGAAATGGAAGAGGCAACGCGCAATCAAATGGACGGGTACTGGGCGCTTTACACCAAACTTGAAAACTGTATTAATCTTGAAAATCCCGATGTATATAAAGCCGTCGCGGAAATGCGTTCAGCGCTCTCGGAAAAACTAAGGCAAAGCGCCATGAACCGCGAATTAAAGAGATCAGTTGAAAGCCCTGTGCCGCTTCTTTTCCTGTCGCACTATCTTGGCTGCGATGATGACCGGTTAAGAGCAATGAATGACATAGAAGATTCGTTTTTAATTTCAGGAGAGGCATCTTATGTCTAAGATAATCGTTTATAACGCAACTGCCGGACAGGAACTGCTGTGGCGCTCAATAAAGATAAGGAAATCGTTAGACGAAATATGCCATACGCTTGAGCTGGAAATTCCGCCATCGGAAAGAACCAAAATCAAAAAGCACAACCGGCTTCAAGTGATATGTGAAAACCGCCATGATATTGATTTTCACGGCAGAAGATGCGTAACAACCGTTTTAGTTGACGAAATAACATCAAATGCTGATATTGCAAAACACAGCCTTATAGTTTACGGGCGTTCCCCGGCGCGTGACATAATAGATTCAACATGGTCGGATTGGGACGATCCTCTATCTACACCTAACGATTCCAATAGAACGCTTAAACAGATAGTAAATGAGATAGGGGGAAAATTTGGTATTAAGTGTAGTACTTTCGAACATGAGGGAGGGGTACTCGATAACAAAACGGGGGAAAGCGATCCGACAAGTATAGTACCTTTTTTTGCATTTGAAAACGAAAGCCCGTGGACTAAACTGATAGGCGAAGCTGATAATCAATGCCGTATCCTAACCAGCAACGAGATTGGCAATTTGTATCTTTGGAAAGTCCCCGGCGTTGACAGGCCTGAACCGTTTAATATTACTGAAGGCGTAAATGTCAAGAATATTAAGTGGACTCAAAACGGTTCTGAACAATTCCACGAATATATAGTAAAGTGCGCCGGGCTTGAGCCGGCACGCATTATAGACGATACCTGTCCGGGTAACCGTGTTCTCACTATCGAATTAACTGATTTTGAATTTGATAAAGACAGGCTTGAGCGCAGAGCGAAAACGGAAATGAAGCGGCGGAGCGAAAATAAAACTACAGTTACCGTGCCGGGCTGGGGGCTTACCGACGAGCAGATAAAAAGCCTCGGAGGAACCAAAAAAAAAGAAATCTACTGGATTCCGAATATATTAATCCCTGTTAGTATACCGTCGCTCGGCCTTAATGCTAGTCTGCTAATATCGGAAGTCGAATACACGGCCACCGCCGAAGCCGTTAGCTGCGATTTAACGCTAGTAAACAGGGAGATGTATTTATGAGCAACACGCTTATAAAACAATTAATCGCGAAAGTCCGCAATCTCTTTTCATTAGCTGATTTTCAAAAACGCTATGACGACGACGGCAAGGTACAGGTCAAGACGTTTTCCGGCAGAGTGCTGGAAAACAAAGAGCATTTTCCTTACGGCTTTACCGCAAAGGCAAAAAACGGAAAGGCTCTTGTTTTTTGTCCGGGAGGCAATTTTAACGGTTTTGTAATAATGCCTTTCGCCGCAGATGACAACGTGTGTCCGCCAAAACTGGAAGAGGGCGACGCGGCGCTGTATACAGCAGGCGGCGGTTTTGTAATAACGCGCGAAAACGGAACGGTAGAACTTTTCGGTCAAGATGCCGGAGGTATTGTCAAAGCCAAAGAACTTAAAAGCCAGCTTGATAAATTGACGGCGCGTGTTGACGGAATTATAGATGCCTTGAAGAATTCGCAGACTGCCGCCCAAGACGGCGGCGCAACGTACAAGGCGCAAATTGCCGCGGTACTGACCGCGTTGGTTAATAAAGAGGATTTTTCAAATCTGGAGAGCGAGAAGGTGCTGCATGGAACAGGCAATTAAACCGATAACCATCGAAAACTGGAACGCAATCAGCGAACTTGCGTTAATGAGCATCGGGACTGATAAAGGCTCATGGTGGGCTGATCCTGATTTTGGAAGCGAGCTTTGGCTTTTACGGCAGAGCGGAAAAGTTGACGGGCAGACAGCTGGAACGTTCCGGCGGATGATACTTGAATGCACCCAATGGCTTGTTGATGACGGGCTGGTAAAAAAAATCGACTGCGAAACGGAACGCGCCGGCAAGAATGAAATTTTCTATCGCGTAACGTTTTACGGCATAAATGGCAATAGCGAGGAGATTAAGGGGGAGTGGAATGCCGTTTAAGAGGGACTCTTTGCGAACCATTCAAGAGCGTACCTACGCGAATTATATCAGCCTGTACAAACCGCTTGATCCAACGGCGCGGTATAACCTGCTTAAAGTTTTTTCTTCGGTCGATGCCGGAATTTATCATCAACTGTTGGGGGACTTGGATTATCTCGCACAGCAAATATTCCCCGATACCGCTTCAGGAGACAACCTGCGCGAACACTGGTCAATGAGAGTACCGCCATTATACGCGTCCGCCGCCGTTGGTAAAGTAATTGTTACCGGAACGCCGAATCTGACGGTTCCAGCCGGATTGGTTTTTTCTTCCAATATATCAGAACGTTATTTTACGGAAAAACAATACCAAATTAATTCCGCTGGAATCGCTGTCGTCGATGTCCGTTCTGAAAGTTTGGGAGCTAAAACAAATCTCCCGTCCGGAGCCGCTCTTAAAATTGTTTCCGCAATTCCTGCCGGCGTTGACTCGGCGGCGGAAACTGTCGAGGACGGCATTTCAGGCGGCGTTGACGGCGAGACCGATGAAGAATATCTGATGCGCGTTCTTGCGAATTTGCGAAACCAGTTTCGTTACGGCAAGGACGGCGACTTTGCGGCATGGGCGCTTGATTCAAGCCCGGAAGTATCAGCCGCATGGGAATTCGCGAATTTCGGTGTCTTCGGCGCGCTGCTGATACAGGTTATAAACGGGAATCAATTAGACGGCGTAAATCCGGTTGGCAATCTTCTGGATATAACAGACTATATTAATCAGAACGCTCCGCCGTTGGCGTTTACGGTTCGCACCCCTCAAATAATAACGCTTAATCCGGTTGTTTCGTTATTAACGCAGGAAGACAGCCAAGAGAACCGCGATCTAGCCGAAAACAGGATGCGTAAATATTTGCAACTAACGGCAAAACCCGGTTTTCTTACCACTGCCGGCACTCTTAGAGATTCTATTATTGACGGCATAATAATAAGCGATGCAACCGTAAAGCTTGACGGAAGCCCAAACGGAACGATGCCCACTACTATTCTGCAATATCCGTATCTCGGGGTGGTGTCATGGGAATAGTAGCGGCAAACCCGGAACAATATATCTCCGCGTTTAAAAAGTTATTTCCTCGGGGAGATTACTGGGACAGGCAATTTGCGGATCAGCAAAGCGACGTATCGTTGTTTTGCCGGGCAAAACTTCCCGAGTTCATACGTTTTCGCAAAAGGATGGCCGTATTGCTGAATGAGAGCAAACTGCAGTCAGCCGAGGAACTTTTTGACGGCTGGGAACGTGTACTGGCAGGTTTTGTTTCATACGGGCTTAATAGAGAGCAGCGCAGGTCTGAACTTTTACAAAAAACTACCCAAATAATCGCCCACAAACATATGCAAATAGCCGCCGATATTTTTGGGTTTATTATTAACGATATACAGTTACAGTATCGTCCTGCTTTTTTCGGGTTTTCCCGTTTTGGCATAAACCGTATTGCCAGCGCAGCATCATATCAAGTCATCAATATTTTGATTGACACTCAAGGCAACGACGATCATATTGCCCGATTTGAGACATTTATGCGATCAGTGTTACTCGCAAATTATATCCCCCGATTTTCTTATAATGGAGGTAAATCATAATGGCTGGAATATATCCCGATAACGAAACTCTCAAACTTTTTGGAAAGTCCGTCTCATGGCCCGGTGTTGATGAAAACGGAAAATTTACCAACGGCAGTTTTTCCGATCCCGATGTACCGCCATCTTTTATTCCTGCTGAAACAATCAACTTGATTCTGGATAATCTTTCTGAACTTATTATTGAGCTTGGCGCGACCCCGAATAATCAAAGCCCTGATCAGTTGGCTTTGGCCATCAAAAATGTGCTTGCCCTGAAAGCGGCAGTCGAGCACCGGCACACCGGCGGTGACGATTCGCCGCAAATAGAAACAAACGGCATCGCTGACATAGAGGCAGACACGACAAGCGCAAAGGCGGTTTTTTCCAATACGGCGATAACTTTCGCAACTTTTCTGCAGACCGTGTGGCGTGGAATTACATGGCTTACCGCAAAGCTTAATGCGTCAAGCGGACACAAGCACACAGGGGAAACAGACGACGCGCCGCGCGTAAGCGTCACTGCTTTAGATTATCCCATTGGCTGGAAATACATACAGCTTCCTAACGATAAAACTCCGCCTGAATTAGGCTTAGTCGGAAATTGGGAGAATTGGAACGCGAGGGCAGAGCTTTACGGCTTATCCTCATCTCTGCCGTCTTATGCAACATTTGCTGCCAACACAAGCTATGCCGCCGGCGCCTATGTGCTGTTTACATCTCCTGAAGGCGATCAAGAAATATTTAAGGCGAAAGAAGCTGTTACAACAAGCAACCCTGCGGTGTTTGATCCCATAAAATGGGCGCCGTTAAGCGACGACAGCAATGCGAGTTACAGACCGACATTTGTTGCGAGAATCGAAGCGCAAGCCTCATGGTCAGCCGCGGATTTGGCGATTAACGCTACAGTATCGAACGCGCCTGTCAGCGGAAACAACGGCAAAAAGGTAGCGTGCAAACTTGTACTCGGCGGAAAATTCCCGTCCTTCGCCGGCGGAAATAGACCACCCTTTAAAAGTGGCGGTTTGGGAAGAGACGCGATAAGGAATTTTATCGGCGATTCTACTGTAGCGGTCTCATCTCTTTGCAATGAATCTCCGTTTGTTTCTGCGGCAAACAATCCTTTTTTTCTTCATTCAGTGACTTACCAAAATTATCCCGTCTCCATTGGCCAGACGAGGAACAGAATAGGATTTGACCCGTCTCGTGCAATCCCTACTGCCCTTGAGAACAGCGTTAGAACAATCTCAATCCAATACTGGCGCAGGGTCAGCTAACGCGCCGCCAGTACTGAACAGATATCGTTCTGGGAGAGTTTTCTAAACCAACAGGGATTACACGAGATGAACTAAAGTCAAATAAATAATGTCCATCATCTGATCCATAAGCAGCCACTTTACTGTCAGTATTGCCAGTTTTTGTTACTGCCCCAGAAGCCTGTGAGGAGGAATACGCATAACTTTTCCAGTTGCCGAATATATTTCGTATTGCGTCCCTACCCAAACCGCCACTTTTAAAGGGTGGATTCATTATGTCGCCGGAAAAAGTTTTTTGAGTTTCCATTTTGTGAGCCGCTCCTTAACGAATATTCTCACTGTCTGCCGATGCACCCCAAAATGCCGTCCTATCTCTGCCTTGTTTTTTCCTTCGCGGATCATTCTTCGTATCTCTTTTTCATGTCCTGAGAGTTTCACCTTAACAGTTCTTCCCGGATGGCGGCCTAATTTCTTACCCTCAGCCCTGCATCGGGCTAGGGCTTCCTTCGTTCTCTGCGCGATTAGGTTGCGCTCGATTTCCGCAGACAGACCGAAGGCAAACGCCAGTACCTTGCTCTGTATGTCGTCGCCTAACCTGTAGTTGTCTTTTATCGTCCACACCTTAACGCCGCGTTCCATGCAATTGGAGAGTATTTTCATAATCATAAAGAAAGACCTTCCAAGCCGCGAGAGTTCTGAGCATATTATCAGGTCGCCTGCCTGCACTATTTTTAACAGTTTGCCGAGCTGCCGTTTTTCCGGCGCTTTCGTGCCGCTGATTTTTTCCTCAATCCATTTACCGATTTTTAATTTTTCCGCCTTGCAGAAGCGGGTTATTTCAAAACGCTGGTTTTCGACCGTCTGTTTGTCTGTGCTGACCCTTATATATCCGTATACCATAATTTCCTCCGAGTAACATTTGAAGGAAATTATATATCTTTAGTTTGTAAGACCGTTTCACTATTTGTAATATCTTTAAGGGCTGTATTCGCTTGCTTTTTGTTTTTTATTTGGGCGCGTGTTCACCCATTATATGTAACTGTTAATAAATCCATTTCCCCACCCTAACACTTCATTTTTGCAAGGTTTAGCATTTCCGCATCTTTCTTTTGAACTTCCAATAAGGTTTTAGCGGATTTCAGTATTAAACGCTTTTCACCCTTTGTTAAAATCTTAAAATCGGCATCATAATCGCAAGGTTCTTCCTTGACTTTACTATCCTTACACTTCATTATAGTATCCATAGAATACATATTACAGTATCCTTTGTATATTAGTCAAGTTCTCTTCCTTGTTTTTTAGGGTATTTTATGATATTTTTTGGTAAGGTGTGTAAATGGCGAATTCTTCAATAAGTTCAAGAATCAAAGCGGTTAGAAAAGAGTTAGACCTTTCGCAACGGGCATTTTCCAGCGGTATTTTTATATCCCATAGTTTTTACGCAAAAATAGAGGATGGGACAAGAATTGCCAATAAACGAATAATAGAGTTAATAGGTAATAAATACAATGTCAATAAAGAATGGTTAACCACTGGAAAAGGCGGTATGTTTTCATCTGCACCGCCGGATGTAGAGTTAGAACAACTTGTAGATATAATAAAAGAACTTGACCCTCTTTTTAGAGAATATATCATAAAGCAGATAAAACTATTTGCTAACCTTCATAAAGAGAGTAAAAAACAAGGCAAGGGCAAGAAAGCGGAATAAAAATAGCGTACAGTGACGAGGTTCCCCTATGGGTGTTTGCGACATCTGACCACTTATAAGTGGTCAGATGTCGCAAACACCTACGATAGACGACGTTGCTTGCAATGTCGTCTATCGCGTCTGTAAATGACGTTTCGCCAAAGGCGAAATGTCATTTACAGACTTATCATCGTGAGTACCATAC